GCGGTCAGCTGGATGAGCTCACCTTCCGGTGCGAGATCTTAGCCGAGGATGTGAACGTAGCCAACAATCCGTTCGCTTACGCGTTCGATGATAGCAAGCATGTCGAGGCGGTCGAGTTCGACAGCAAGCTACCGCTCTACTTGAGCTTCGACTTCAACGTAGACCCGATCACTTGCCTGGCTATACAGTATACATACGAGGGGTGCATCAACGTGCTCAAGGAGTTCTACCTGCGTAACAGCGACATCTACCAGCTATGCGATGCGATACTGACAAGCTACCCGCATGCGAGCTATATCGTAACTGGTGACGCTACCGGGGCGAACCGGAGCGCGTTGACGGCGGGTAACTACGGATACTACGATGTAGTGTCACGGAGGCTGAACTGCGGACGCGGTCAGATGAAGCAGCCAGCGGTGAACCCGAGCATCCGGGATACCCGAGTCCTGGTCAACAGCCTGCTTCAGAACAGCTGCGTCAAGGTTGACCCGTCATGTGAATGGTTACGCAAGGACTTGCAATACGTTGAGGTTGACGGCGAGGGTGACATCCTCAAGGACCGCTCGACAGACCTGCGTAAGGCTGACGTTTTGGATTGCTTCAGATACTATTGTGCGACCTTCCATCGCAACTTTATCCGTGTGTTCTAGGTGTATCTTTGACCTATGGCTCAGGTCTCGATACGCATAAATGGTGTGCTACGCACAAAGCAGGTACAACCCCTATCCAACTTCACACTGTATGCATGCGAGCAGAACGCTAACATCCATACTCACAGCGGTAACAACGTAACAACAGGAGGCGGTATCACGGCATTCAAGGCAATACTTGAGAGCTACATCACCAACAGCGCGGCGGGTCATCCGGCAGGTACGGTTGTATCAAGCTCGGTGACCGTCAACCAGAGTAGCGGTGATATCACCGTTGACATCATAGGTACTGGCAACAACAGTGCGACTAAGTTTCCCGGCTCGTTCTTCACGCAGCAGACTTGGGATAACAAAGACCAGCACTCTGTGAGCTTCCAGTTCCTGACCGGTGTGGATGTGACGGTGTGCACTACTTGTGAGGACGCTACCTTGCCCAACTGCGAGGAGCCTGTATTCACTGTGGATGTAGTGGCTGGAAATTACACGGCAACGATTACCGATAGCCAGAGTGGACATGTTTACACGCAAGATGTGGTAGTAGCGGACGGCGAGTTCACTTGGGATACCACAAGCTCCGAGGGTGTGTTCACTCCATTCAGCGTATACACTATGAGCCTAGTCGATAGCAACGGAGACCCGGTGAGCTGGGTAGTAGGTACTACCGAATACGATTGCGTCCGTTTCACCTTTGCAAGCTTCACCGATACTAATCCACCAGCATGATAGAGATATTGCTTCTGTTGGTTCTCAACAGCCTATACTGCATCGGCTTCTACATCTGCTCGGACTACGGCATGTTGCTAGAGCCTGTGCGGTCGCTTGAGAAGTACCTCGGCTATTGGTTCAACCCGATTGCCGGATGCATTACCTGCATGGCATCGCTACACAGTTGGCCCTACCTTGTCATGTTCGGACTCGACTGGATATACATACCCTATATACTAAGCTTAGCAGCACTCAACACAATCCTGTATAACAAGTTCTTCAATGACTGAAATCAACGCCTTCCTAGTTCTGAATGGGTTCAACCCAGTAGGCCGATGCGCTTGCAAGGGCAAGCCGTTTCGATGGAAGCGCGGCGGCCTTGAGTTCAAGTTATACGCTAACAACACCTGGCAGCTCCTTCACGGGGGCGGCATCGTACGATATGGGCAAGCAGAAACAGCTATTGCAGAACTTGAAGAATACCTGGGCTAAGATCAAGACGCATCTTGGTGGGGCTCCAGTCTGGCAGATTGACGAAGGGCACGTTATCGAGCCCGCGTTCATCTCCGGCGGTGTTCAGTATTACCGATTGAAGGACTACTTCAACACCTTCAGCCTACGCGGTCTTATGGCCTTGCAGGTATATGAAGAGTGGAACATGCGAATGAGCAAGGAGCAGTTGATGGAGTTCATCGACAAGGCCGACAAGGTGCTCAGTAATCCTAAGCAGATTAACATCGGGGAGATTGCCCGGCTGGTATCGATGCTAAAGGAGCGCGTGGAGTTCATCATACCGACTAGCGACCTAGTGTATAAGTTCGCATCGGTAGCATTCTTCGACAAGAATGAGTCTCCATACAGCTATGACCCGGAGTACAACAAGGAGAAGATAGCACGCTGGAAGGAGGCAGGTGATGTAAGTGATTTTTTTATCGTGATGCGTCTCAAGGATATAATACCCTTGCCGACGCTGTCAGAGGAAGATTTGAAAACTTGTTTAACGGTGCTGGACCAAGTCGCACAGAAGCACTCACAGATAGTGCGCTCATGAGACTAGCGAAGCAGAACGAGGATAGGTTCTTGCAAATGACGATGCTGAATAAGCATTACCGAATAAGTTGCTCACGGCTCACGCTATGGGAATACATGCTATTGATTGAACAGATTGACAAGGAAGCAAACGAACAAAAGAAATGACAAAGGATCTAATCTTAACTGTATTACAACCATTAGCAAAGGCTGGCCCAACGATTGACCAACCAGCTGCGTATAGGTTTGAGATCACATACGAAGATGGAACTGAGAAGACCATTCTGGTAGGATGGAATCAAATCCAAATGGTACTAGACAAGACCATCAATTACATGGAAGTCAAATCCAATGGTATGGTCGTATATCAATATGCAGACGGGGACACATTCGGCGGTTCACCTATTGCTGATGCAGAGGCAGCGTATACTGGCCTTGAGGCACAAATGGCTAACTAATGGCATACCAGATTCTAGACGATAGCGATACGATTGTAGAAGTCGTAGAGGGGAGTAGCAGCCAGTTCTTCAAGAAAGTTGGGTGCTCGACTATTGTCCGGGGTAACTACCTAATCTTCTTAGCGGCGGTGCCGGAGAAGAACATCTTCAACGTGCAATATCAGATTCTCTATTCAGATTGTACTAGTCCATCGGCGGGAAGTGCTAGTGCGCTTAAGACGGCGGTCGATGCAATCTTGGATAGTTACGCAGGTGGCGGCGGAGGGGGTGAGAGTATCAACACAATAATGGCACACATAGCAGCATACTGATGTACCTAAGCAATACCACACATACGCTACAAATCGTACTAACCGGGAGCGCGGTTACTGAACCGGAATTTGTAGTCAGCTATCAGGATATCACATCCGCTGGCATGACTATGCCGATGCTGTCGAACCAAGGCAATACTAACGACTTGACGGCGGTTACGATGGTTGCAGCACCTGCGGCATCTACTACGCGTCAGGTTACTCATGTGAGCCTGTTCAACATTAACAGCTCAGCGGTCACGGCACGTATCTACAAGGACATCTCAGGAAGTGAATACAACCTATGCCAGGTTCTGCTTCAGTCAGGAGATACGCTTGAGTGGTCGCGTGAAAGCGGGTGGCATGTGCTTAGCAACAGCTCCCAGGAGAGTGTAATCATTCGGGAGTTCACAGCTAACGGAACATGGACTAAGCCAGCGGGACTGAAGCGAGTGTTGATATCTTGCGTAGGTGCGGGCGGTGGCGGAGGTAGCGGTCGATGTGACGGGGCTGGTACTAACCGATTCGGCGGAGGTGGCGGCGGCGGCGGTGCTGTTGTATGGAGGCAGGTAGCAGCAAGCGACCTAGCTTCTAGTGTAGCGGTAACCATCGGCACGGGAGGTACGGGAGGTGTTGGAGTGGCAACGGTTCTTACTAACGGAAACCCTGGAACAACCGGAGGTGACACGAGCTTCGGTTCGCTTGTGATTGCGAAGGGTGGCCTTTTTGGCAGTGGTGGAACTGGAACTAATGGCACGGCAGGTACTGGAGGCCAATTTTTTAACTGTACACCCTTTTATGGCCCTTATGCAATGGGTGGTGGTCAAGGTAGTGCAGGCGCAACTGGTAATCCTGGTCAGGCTACATTCGGATTCAGTGGTGGCTCCGGTACTGCAGGTGGCGGTGGTGGTGGTGGTATAAATAGCGGTAATACTAACGCAACGGCAGGTGGTCAAGGTGGTGGTGTATACGTTAACGGGCTAGC